CCCACTCCCATATATTACCCCAGAAATCCTCGATACCAAAGACCTTAACTGATTTTTTACCTGTGGTCTCACCATAAACCATACCTAACTTATCAGTAGAACCAGTAGCCAAAGCACTACTATTACCATCTACATATCCTCTACCTATAGCAGTTTGAGAATCAAGATTTTTTGTGTATAAGATATAAGCTACTTGTCTATACACTAGGTGATACCATTGTGATTGTTGATAACCTTCACCATTTGCTTGGGCATCAGTTCTAAACGCCCCTATTGTTTTATTTGCTGTAGGAGTTTTGCCACTTAGGCTACGCATCTTACCGCCTGTAACGAAGGCTTTATAGGCACCAATGTAGATATTATCTACTTCTTGAGCACCTTTTTTATGAGCCATATAAGAGAAGTCTGCGTTTCCTAACTCATCAGTCATAGAGACATGTAGGTTTGTACCTTTTCTCTCAATCTTAATTCCACGCTTAGGAAATTCAATCATCACATCTCCTGCGTTACCGCTAGTAATGTCAGCAGTAGAACCATCTTCAAATTTACTAAAGTCGTTAGGGTTTAAGTATCCCACAACTTTGCCTTCCTTCAGTAGACAAGGCTTAGCGCCTAAGAACTCTAAGAACTCGTCTGATTTAGGTTGAAGGTTGATTGCATCATCAGCGTAAGTTAAAGCTGTTTCAGGATTAGAGTTCGTTTCATCAATGATAACAGTATAAGTCTGAGATGCGATAGGGGTACCGCTTACCTTCATAGAATCATCATCATTCTTATTTCCTGTAGTATCATAGGTGAAAGCTCTATAGTAATACGTAGTTTCATTAGTTAAACCTGTGTCAGTAAAGCTTGTGTCTTTACCTTCATATACTAATTCTCCTGAGTCATCTCCTGTGATGTCATCATTAGTGCTTCTTCTAATCACTACCTTATCAAAATCACTATCTACTGGGTTTTTCCATGTGAGAGTGAGTTCTGTATTACCCTTCTTAGCTGAGAACTCAGTGATTGGAGCAGGTGGTTTTTCGTCTAAAGTATTTACAACTACTGTAATACCAGCATCATAGACTTGAGCTCCATCTAATTCTTGTTTAGTGAAAACTTTGAAATAGTAGTCTTTGTTAGGTTCTGTGTCTGTAGTAACTGTTTCAGCTTTCCCTTCATAGATACTAATAGCCTCTGATTCACATTCTTCTTGAGTTTTAGTGGCTAAGTTTTCCAAGGATTTATAGACTTTGACATTGATAAACTCTTCAGTAGGATTTTTCCAAGTTAATACTGCTTCCTCTCCTGCTAAGTCCTTAACGCCTTTTACGTCACTTACAGATACTAAAGGTTTAGGAGTTGCAGTAGCATAGACCTCTTCCTCATTAACATTTCCATGAGTATCCTCTGTTAAAATAATATAGTGATACTCTTCTTCGTTCACTAGTCCTGCATGCTCATAAGATTCTGTCGGCTTTAGAAGCGTCGCAATTTTGTCACTATCAGTAACACTTGGTTTTTCTCCTTGTTTGCCATAGATAAGAACCTGTTTAAAGTCTTTATCAGTTGGGTTTGTCCACGTAAGTTTAACTACTTCATTAAGACCATTTGCTATGAAATTAGTTATAGTAGCAGGGGGTTGTTTATCTTTAGTAGCAACTTGCTTATGAACCCCTGTGTCATGTATAACCTTACTACCGTACTCTTGTTCAGTGAATAGTTTTAAGTGATAAGTAGTCTCAGTATCTACATCAAAAGTAACTGTCTCATCTAAACCTTTGTATTTCTCCTCTACTTCAGCATCAGTAACACAAGCTTCATAATCTAAGTTACTAATATCTTTTTTAGAGGCGAATAAGGTAGCAGAGATTGCTCTAGCCCCATTCTTCCATGTCACTGTTAAGGATTCTCCGTCTAATGTCTGACTTGTGTTAACCTCAGTAACAGAAGAAATAGAAATAGGGGTACCTTTGATTTGCATAGAAGTGTCACTATTAACATTATTTGCTTCATCTAAAGTAAAGAGACGATAGAAGTACTCAGTGTCATTAGTTAATCCTGTATGAGAGTAAGTTTGCTCACTTGTTGGACTTAATTGCGTACCGTCAGTAATACTATTAGGATAACTGCCGAGCTTGAAGACAATTTGTACATGCTTAAAGTCGTCATTACTTGGGTTTACCCAACTAAGCGTATTAGTCTTATCTGTAGAAATAATTTTTAAATCTGTTACAGGAGCAGGAGGAACTTTATCTACAGGGGTAACATCTAACTCTACAATGTCACTATACACGTCTAACCCCGCAATATTATGAACCGCTAAGAAGTAAACATAGAGTTTCTCACCTTGTTTTGCTTCCTTAGAGACAGTTTCCTCACTACCGCTGTAAATCTTTTCTGCTTGTTTAGTAATTACTTCGGGGTTAGTGGTTGCAATTTTGTTCTTAGAGATATATACTTCTGTTCTAGAATACTCTTCATTTATAGGGTTATTCCATGTTGCCGTAATCATATTACCTTCGTCATTTGCTGTAACAGAAGCATTGCTTACAGGAGCAACTTTCATACTACCACTTACTTCATGCCATTCTCCGTTGTGATAGAACTGTAAAGTGTCTTCCTCAATACGGAATTTGACACCTGTTCTATCTGCAATAATTTCCCACTTACCTTCTTTGAAAACTTTTATCATTTGGACATTCCTCCATTTATATTAGAACTATATTTCTATTGCTATTTAACTTAGTCTACCTTATCATCATCAAACGAAACCCAAAAATCCCCCTCTTTTGGACTTGATGGCGCTGTATCTGAGATAGCAATATTTTTACTGCTTAGCTGAGAAAGAATAGGTTCAGTTATCTCCATTTGTTTTGCTGTGCGTAAATCTACATCAAAAGTGGTTGGGTCTGGTGAAACACCATTGACACTACTGACCGAACCTTCCCCATCTATTCCTCCAATTGCAAACATGTTCCAGTACTCATTTCCTAGTTGAGCCTTTTCAATAGGAGGACTATTTCCTGTTGGTACATCTTTGATGGCAATATAAGAATTTCGACCAAAATAGACTTGGTTATGCTTTTTATAAGATTTGTTAGGGTCATATTGCAACAAATATTCATAGTCATAGATATAGTCATCATATTCTTGCACTTTCTCAACAATGAGGTCACTCGCGTCGTTAGCTTTTTGAGTTGCTACGATAGTCTCATTTTTAGCAAGCTCTGTCTCACCTTTTAGTGTATTTACATCTTCATATAAAATTTTGGTTTCATCACGAACTTTTTCTGTCTCTGTTTTAACGAGCTCAGTAGCTACCCTAACAGTCTCTGTATTAGCTCTTACAGCCTCAGTGGCATCTTTGGTAGCTATAGACTCTTGCGTGGCTGTAATAGAGTTCTGTGTGGCAATTTTAGAGTCCTCAGTAGCCTTTTTTGCTTCACTAGTAGCTTCAATCGACTCTAAAGTTGCGTCAATACTTCTCTCTGTTGCTTCTATAGATTCATCTTTAGCTTGCTCTGTTTCTATCTTAAGGCTCTCTACTTCTGATTTCAGGAGCTCCGTATCTTCTTTAACTTTTAAAGTATCTTCCTTAACAGTTAAGGTATCTTCCTTGACTTTGTCTGTGGCTACTCTTACTTGCTCTGTGTCCGCTCTCTCTTGCTCAGTAGCCACTCTAACAGCTTCTGTAGCGTCTTTAACAGCGATGGAGTTGTTAGTGGCTTCTATGGAGTCTAAAGTAGCTTGTATAGTAGCCTGTGTTGCCTGTAAAGTCTCTTGAGTAGCTAACTTTGCTTTATCAGTAGCTTCTCTTGAATCATTAGTAGCATTGATAGCATCCTGTGTGGCTTGAAGAGCCTTTTGAGTCTGCTCTAGAGATTTTGTTGTAGCACTAATAGCATCTTGTGTCGCTGTGTCAGCTCTATCAATAGCACCCGCTATTAATGCTAATTGCTCATCCATCCTAGCTATTCTATTATTTGCTGTGACTATAGTAGCCTTCATTTCCGCTGTAGTGGAGTTTGCAGTACCTAGAGCCTTATACAAATCCTCTAGTAACTGTGTCGCTTCTTTCATTATTTCAGTAAAAGCGCCCACATCTTCTACAGCATAGTCTCTTGTATCAGTAACTATTTTCACTGTGAAGGGTAATGTAGAAACCTTCTCTTTAGAGCCAGAGGTAAACATAGATACTGACGTTTGCACATCTCCAGCATAGTTCATCTCTGAGCCTAAGTAATCATACTTAATCCCCATAGCACCATCAGAGAAAGTGTGTTTCTTACCGAACCCAACTATAACTTTTCCATCACCGCGTAGATGAGAAACCTCTATTCTTTCCACGTCTTTGAGATTGAATGGTGCTCCCTTATCATAAACTCTGAAGTATAAAGTAGCCGCGTCATGTTGCAGAAAAATCGGTGTTACGTGAGACATTCGCTTTTTTAAATCAAGGGAGAGTGTGTACTCATTTCTCATTGTTTTCTTCCTTTCTGTTTAATTCTTCTTGCAACCTCTCTATCTCAGCCAAGAGTTGCTCTACTTTATTTTGTTCCATTGTAAAATTAAGCTCTAGCTGTGCTATTTTATATGTCATATCAATTGCTACTTTTTGAAAATCTACTTCCATGTTATTCTCTCCTTTCTTATATAGAATAGTACTCTACCCTTCTAAATTAACATAGCCCACATTGTTGCCGTTTATACGTACATATAGACGCTGAGAACCTGAGCTGTAAGCTATACCTATACCATAAGTATGTGCTTTGGCATAATCACTCATGTCGGGTTGAGGAATATCAAGTCCTATTATATTGGCTCCATTAAAATTCACAGTACTTCTTCTCAAGAATTTAACATCGCCCTGTAAATTAATGCGCCCCGCATCTAAGTAAACATCGTCTAAGGCTGTTAATAAGAGTCCACCACTACCATCAGAACTAACATAAGTTTGGTCGGCAAATGTCACAAAGTTTTTCCCTTTTCCCTTGAAGGTTAAGTTTTTACCTATTGTCATATCTTCTGATATGTCAATGTTGCCACTGTAAATATCTCCTAGTTTACCACTAATGTCAGATAGAACATTAACTGTTCCTACCAAGTCAATATTTTTCCCTTGAATTTTAACGCCTTCTTTAGACATGTTTATGGCGCTAATTACACCATCAGAGTCGACTTTAAGAGAAATACTGTCTGCATTTTGTGTGATTCTAGTCTCATGATTTGAAATTTTTCCATCAATTTCGCTTTGGTGAGAAGCAACTGAACTTATTTCTTTAGAATTTTGTTGAATAGTTGTGTAATGAGTATTTAGCGTTCCTTGTATCACGCTTTGTTCGTGTACTATAGAACTAATAGAACTTTCAGTCTTCTCTATTCTAGAGTAAATCTCTTTATTGTTTTGATTTATTGTAGTTGAGGTTAGGTTACCAAACCTGTCTACAATAAAGTTATTTCCTATATTAATAGAGCCACCTTTGATTTCACTACCTTCAATGACAGAAGCAGTTACTTTACCGCTAAATGTACCATTTTTAGCTATCATATTACCCTGATTATCAACAAAGAACTTATCATTGATATTGATTGAGCCACCCTTAATCTCAGAGTTGCTCATGGTTGAGCTTGTGATAGTTCCTTTGAAGTGACCGTTATTGGCAACCAAGTTACCATTGTTGTCTAAACTGAATTGCACTCGACCAGAACTATCCTTAGCCACAATACCATTACCATCAATAGTGATGCCTACTTGACCTTTACCCTTTGTGTGAAGCTCAATGGCACCGTCATTTATCTTTATTCCGTACTTATTAGTAGCATACTCCCCTAATATAACCTTCTCATTTTTTTGTCTATCAAAAATAGTTTGCTTACTTCCAACTATGGTAATAATGCCTTTTTCATCTTCAATATGCAACTTATTACCCATGATAATTCTACCTACTAGTTCTTCAGCATAAACTCCATCTGGTGTAATAGCTGTTCTCCAACTATTTCCACCATCTTTCGTTAAGGCTAAAACTCCATTCTGAGCCACTAGTTTTTTCATAGGGTCTTGACTAGAAGTGATTGTTAACCCTCTTTCATTGATGACAACAGATTGATTAACTCCTCCTACAATAGCGTTTTTAGTGGCATCCCAGACTCCATTTAGTATCTTAGATACAGCATCTTTGGCTTCTCTACCTTCTTCCCACTTGTGTTTTTCCATTTCAACAGTAGTAGAGGTTCCAGAAGCTCCAAATAGTATCTTATCATACAGGTCTTGGGGCTGATTTATTTCTAACGCGTTTGAAGTAGTTACTTGTACGCTGTTATTATCTATGTTATAGGTTATATTGAGTATCTGAGTTTTTACGTCTACATCTAACTGTCTAGAATATATGAAAACTTCATCTCCTAGTTGAACATTGTCAACTACAGTGTCTTTAGATATTCTAGACTTAAAATCCTCTAAAGACAGAGTCAAGTTGATAGAAGGCTGATTTATCTTCTTCATAGTATCTTTAGCAAACTCTAGTAAATCTTCATCGTCTACAATAGTATTATTAGTCACATTTTTTCTAGTAGTGTATTCTGTTAACTCTCTAATTTGTGCACTAGTTAGGTTTGATTCCATAGAAAGAGTTTTAACTAAAGCTTTCTTTTCCTTTATCTTATTATCTAACCTTTTTTCGGTAGCCTTTACTCTGCTTTCTATTTCATTGAATTTAGCTTCAGCAACTCTTAGGTTTTGTCTCTCAGCTTCAATCTCTTCCTCTTTTGCTTGAGAGGACTTTAACACATCCAAGTGGTCTTGAATTTTTCTCACTTCAATTTGTTGCTCACTGAGCTCAAAAGCTACATCGAAATACTCTTCTTCTATTACTTCAATTTCTTTGGTAAGAGTTTCAACCTTGCCTTCATTTGCTTTTAATTTCTTTTGGTACTTAATCCAAGCTATACATAATTCATCACTCATGTAATAAGAGTGGTTAATAATATTGCCTTGTTCATCTTGCTCAAAAGGGTACAGGTAATAACTATAATCCACAATAAATTCTGCCCCTGTGGCTGTTGTTCTACTTATAGTTAAGCCCTCATCACCATAAACATAGAGCTTAGTAATGATTTCATCACCATAGTCAATATTGAAACTCTCTAAGTAGTGATTCTTTTCAAAGGTTATCCCTCTATTGGTCATTAGACGTTCAGGAGAATAGAAGTCCACAACTCTTAATTCATCATTTGGCACAGGTACTACATTAAACTTTTCAGCTAGATTGAAGAGAGTTTGTAGTTTATTCTCTTGCCCTGCTTCATAGCTTCGATGTTTATAAGCTACATCACCGTCAACATAACCTGTTTTCCATAAAGTATTTTCTAGGTTCATATCGCTTAATTCTTTTAGAGTTTTCCCATCTTCATCAAATTCATAGTTGATTTCGTCTCCAATTTGTTTCATTAAACCATATAATGTGAAGTCCATAGTCTTTGTTTTATTATTATATTTCTTACTTTTTTTAGAAACCAAATAGTAAGAAACTTTACCTTTGTGAATCTCTTTGACTAAATATTTGTGCCTAATCTTTTTAATAAGAGGGTTATCTACTATTTTGTGCTGTCTATTGACTGTTGCTGGAATAGAAAAAGTAAGCTCATGTAGCTGATTAAGACTCTTTTTGACCACAATATTTTCTATAGAGTCTAAAGAGTCTACTTCTTCTCTGTTAGGTTTACAAAGATAAAAGGAAAACCCTAGTTCGTTCTCATGGTTTCTGTTTAATAGCATGTTATCTCCTTTCTATATTAGTCAACATAAGTACTGTACACATGTTGTAATATGAACTTAATTGTGAAGTTACCCTCTAAAAGGATTTCATTGGTTCCATCACCATAATAACCTTCATCTAAGTAGAACCATTCCTTATTGAAGTCTTTGTACCTATATACTCCTAAGTACTCATGACTAGATTTAATTTCCTTGTTTAGAAAGTCTACTTTTAACTCTTCATTTAGGTTTATACCTGTGAAAATAGAAACTTTTCCTGTACGTTTATTAGTTATCCTAATAGGAACTTTGCTTGCACTATTTTGTACTATAGTTGCTATAGGGTATAATTTCTCGTCTCCCTCATTATTAAGGAGTATGGTTTGCTTACCTATGCTCTTAAACTCTAATTCTTCTATCTCTGCCGAATAGACGTAGGGACTGTCTGTCATGAACTTGAGTGTCATATAGCCCTCATAAGCTCCATTGTGAGTGAGACTAATGTCTTCATGACGTATAACATAGAAAACTTTATTGGGGCTAGAATCGAAGGTGAGTGGCTTAAATTCACCTCTTGGTTTAAGCCACTTTAACACCTCTCTCACATTTCTAGAGGATTCCCAATTTTCTATATAGATAGAGAATTCAAGAGTAATAGGTTCATTATTCATCTTTCGAATAGTGTATAATTCGGAGTTACCTTTGGATATATCTAATGTTGTTTTGGGCGTAATAGACTCATTGAAAAGTCCTCTTTGTGTAGATACAATAGTAACTCCTAAATCTTTGGAATCAACACCATCGTAAATAAAATAATTAGCCTCTTTCATTATCCTCTCCAACCCTTTCTTGTCATAGAATTAATTGTTTGCTCTCCTAAAATCTTTGCGTAATTTTTAGCCTCGTCTTCATCTTGGGCTACCATTTTGTCTACTTGGAGCTGTACTAAGACTTCGCTAGGTAATGTCTCTTTTGAGCTAGAGTTTGTATTAGAAAGCGCATTGATTATTGACTGGATTTTTGTTAAGTCTTGAGTAATATTTCCGAAGGTAGAAGTATCTTTTTCGTCTAAAATTAACTCTCTACCATGTAAAGTAGCTAATTTCCCTCCGTTAAAGTTGCCTGTGTAACCTCCAGTATCAAATCCAGCAGTTCTGTTTAAGATTTGCCATGCCATCTTCCTGTATAGGTCTTGATACTCTCCAGTCATAACTAAGTCATCCGCATTATTGATAATAAAGTCCGCAAACCTCTGTTGGTCTTCAATACTCATATTTTTAAGGGCTTCATCAAATCCAATATTAGTGGCTATTTCTGAACCCATATCTCTACCAACTTGAGCATGAGATTTACCCTTGTCTTTAATGCTCTTATATCTACCTTCAGTTGTAGCATATTGAGAAACCTCATCTGACATAAATTTACCTGCCAACACCCAGAAGTCGCCCTCTGTGGCTCCTCTAGAGGTCTCAGAACT